ATGGGATCTTAGCTCAGCTGGGAGAGCATCTGCCTTACAAGCAGAGGGTCACAGGTTCGAGCCCTGTAGGTCCCATTGTCCAAAGGACATGCCGGCGTGGCGGAACTGGCAGACGCACAGGACTTAAAATCCTGCGGGACTAACCTCCCGTACCGGTTCGATTCCGGTCGCCGGCATTAAAGTTAAAGCCTGAAACCCAAGAGAAATCAAGGGTTTCAGGCTTTTTTGTTGCCCTAAAAAATGGGTTTAGGGGCAAAAAAGGGGCAGAATTATAAAATCATGAAATGAGGGTAATAGAATCAATAGTGTTGTTGTCGGTCTGAATAACCTGCTGAGTGACATGAATATATATATCCTTAGTCACATCACTTCTACTATGTCCGAGTCTTCTTGCAATCTGTTCTGGAGTCATTCCGTTCGCAGCGAGCAATGATGCGTGCGTATGACGGAGCTTATGCGGTGAAATCTGATGATTGAGCACAAGCTTAGATTTTCTTTTTAGATAATTATCATACGCAGCATATGATATATATGATCCAGTAGAGATGTCTGGAATAAATAGAGTGGTTGACAGATTCCACTCTAACATCTTTTCTTTCCTCCATAATCGTATCTTTTGGATTACGGTAATCAATTCCGGCTGAATGTGAATATCCCTGATAGAATTATCCGTTTTAGGAGTAGTAACCACATCGTTATTTGAATCATAAGTTTTATCTATGTGAATAGTAAGGTCCTGCAAGCTTACATCAGAATCTTTGAGTGCTGCAAGCTCTCCAAAACGCAGTCCAGTCAGGACAAGAAATTCAGTGACATAATACCAGTGCCACATATTTTGCTTTTGCATATATTCAAGTAGTTTGGCGATTTCTGCTGGTTCAAGATATTTACTTTGTATATTTTCTTCCTGTGTCTGATCTGTGAATAATTCAAGTTTACTGATAAGCCGGTAATTATCGTGGTAGTCATTTTTATATCCCCAATTAAGCATGGCTTTAAATCTCGTAATATATGTATTGAGCGTTGATATAGGCTTGCAACTGTCAAGGAATCTACTGTTTACATACTGAGCCGATAGATTGTTGACAATAGCATCTTCATCTAAGATATCAAGAACAGAATTGATTATTATATTATTTCTTTTAGTCGTAGATAACTTATATGTCACACATTGAGCTGCGGAATATGCGTCATGCAATTCTCTTAAAGTAGTCTTTTTGTCTGCATATACTGAATCCAATGCAACATCGATTTTGGCATTGAGGATTCTCGCCGCCTTGTTCTTATTCTGCGGTGATGCCTTTTGCATCGTCACAGTGACCTTCTTAACCTTCTCCGTGAGCGGATCCGTGTACCGCTCACAATACTTCACAGTACCGTTCTTTTGTGTCTCACACCACATAATAATTCACTCCTATCTAAATAGGCATAAAAAATAAGCCTATCAAAATGAGAAGGCTTGTGATATAATGTAGTTTGCTGATACGTTATTCATAAGCCTTCGGTTTGTGGGTAACTTCCCTCAGATGTTGGTAGCATCTGGGGGATTTTTATTTGAATTATTTTCAATGTATCATGTAACGTAAAAGGCCCCGCATTTCTGCGAGGCCTAAAATATTAAGAAAAATAACTACATAGAATTCGTGCCCTATAGGCGGCTTAATATAGTTATTATAATCAAAATCTATCTCGCATTCAAGTATAAAAATATTGTTAGCATGTTGTTTATAGTTTTATAGGTCGATTTCACTTACTTCATCAACTTTATTAGGCATTTTTAATTTAGGTGTACGTATTCCGTCTATATGCTCAAATAAATCTTCTTTTATTGGCGCACCCATTGGATCTAGGATAAAGTCGATACCTTCTCTTCGGGCTTGCTTGGCGGCAGGAACAAAATCACTATCACCAGAAATGAGAATTATTTGATTTACTTGATTTTTAAAGGCAAGAGACGATATATCCACACCGATTCTCATATCAACTCCTTTTTGCTCAATATTTAGAACAAGATCCTGCTGACTTATATCTTTAACTGCCAATTTGCCCTGAAGAAGTTTTTTTGTAGCCTCAGTGTTAAGATGATAGTTGAGTTGGGTATCAGACAAGCGACCTAATCGTAGAGCAAATTTTCTGTGATGTTTTAATTCATTAAGAAAATCAGTCATCCAAATATATTCTCTTGACTTTTTTAAGTTTTCACTTTTATCAGTCAAAGGGTTGTATATATTCTTTTCTGCAGGTGGACAATCGTAATAGAATATGCGATATAAATATCTATTTTCATATTTATCACGAAGGTGTTTATAGCAGTATTCGTTTAATTCGTCAGCTCTTTCTGAAGGTGATTTGTCACCATATAGATAACGTGCTCTTTTTCTATAAAAACCACCATCAACAAGGATAGCAGTAGTTATTTGATGTTTGTGATCTGGTAATAAATTCTTCGCCTTTCCCATAAAATCCTCCTCTTAGGTATAAAAAAAGCCCAGGGCGTTGTCGCATCCCTTATAGTGGGAGGACGTTGCCAAGGGCAAAATTAACTTTTAAATATTGTATATTTATATTATATGCCCTTAAATCAAAAGTCAATACTAAAGTTCAAGAAATTGAACATTTTTTTATATATAATGAACAAAATATTTTAATTTTAAAATTAATTTCGTATCATTAATAATGCGTTTTTACTAACCTACTTTCTGGCCAATCCATGCGCATAAGCCTCAATGGTATCTACAGAGCTAGTGTGTTTATCGAAGTCCGCTCTGATAATATGGTTGAGTGCATGGATATAAGCATCGTTAAGCTGCTCCTGTGTGAATCGTGTATTAAGAAAGATAGTATATGAACCATCTTCATTGCAGGTAACAGTTTTTTTAACTTTTGTAGTCTTCAGATCTATCATCTGTACATTTATATCATACAATTAACTCATCCCCCTTGTAACATAGTCGTAGATACAATAACAAATACCGTGGGATGTTTTTTGTACATTATCGTTTCTCTTTATTCTTGAGAGCCAAGAGCATACGCTGTGCTATCTCTAAATCTTCTGGTTTGGCATCCCTTGCGGCATCGAAGAGAAGAGAGAGCTGTTTGTTCTCGAATATCTCTTGTGCTTTCTGAGCTGTTTCATCGTCGAAGTAATATGTAGGTTTGTTTTCCGATTCGACTATTAAATCTCCCGGTTCAACATGCAGGTATTTAGCAATATCTATAATTGTATCAATTTTTGGAACTCTTGCACCCGAGCACCAATTTGATACTGTTGATTTTTCATATCCAAGATCGTTGACTAAATCACTTTGAGCTTTGTCGTTTAGCATAAGATAATATTTTAATAATCTAGCAAATTGGTTTGTACCCATCTGATCACGTCCTTTCTTA